AAGTGTGCCTGTGTATGGAAAAAATTCACCGGCACCTGGAGTAATTGTAGCATAGCCAGAGGTGTTCGCGATCTTAGATTGATCTATAGTTCTGTATGTATATGTAATATTGTTAGCATACTGCATTGCATTTACTGGTTTATAGACTAGTCCTTTAGCTGCAGTATCATATAGTATCGCTAAATTAGATACCAATACAATATCAGCTATACCTTTGTTTGTACCATCGTAATGAACAGATTTAACATTGCTGAAATTGCTACCGGCATCCATCACTAGATCAAACAGATATAGTCGATGTGTTGCTGAAGAAGAACTTACTTCACTGTCGTCTAAAACAAGTGATCTTATTCTTGCGGTTCCGATAATTGAACCGACTGGTGTTATTGTATTACCTGGAGTAGTACTTAGATAATTTGCCGGTTGGTTGTAAAGATTAACAATGTCTCCAGTATTGAACTGAAATACTCCGCCGAGTTCATTTACATTTACGTAATTCCCATAACCAATTTTAATTGTTGATGACGGAGAATTAATAACATCAACGCCTTTAGCAACGTTCGCTGTATAATTTTCAACTGTTTCAATTCTTGAACCTGAAATATATGCAAGTCCTGGGTCAATATTGATTTTAAATATTGAAGAGTTTTCAGAAAATGTAGATGAATCTTTAGTTGTTAGTAAAAACTGATCTAGTATGTAATTACCAGATTCTTCAAATGTTCTCTTGGCGATCTCATCACCGATAATGTTATAAACAGTTTGTTTATTTTGTCTATATGGTTTACCGTCGGCAAACTCTACAATAGGAAGAAACTCACTATTAGCATCTGCTTCAGCTTTATCTAAAATGAATAATCTTGGTGTTAATTTAAGTCTGTTCGCACCAGGAGCTGATTCGTTCGGAGTTCCAGTTGCATTATCAAGCAGTGTAGGATCTTCGTTGCTATCAATAATATCTTCATCAGTGGTAAATCCAACAGATTTAGTGAAACCTGTTGATGAATATTTGTTAACAATTACTAACTGTTCTTCTACTCTTGAGAAGAAACCTTTCTGATATATCCAACCTTCATTTACACTTAAACCATAACCAGAGCCGATAGGTAAAAAAGCCGAATTTGCTACTGTAATTGTAGATAGATAGTTTTGTGATGTAGCATCAAGCTGATCGATTTCTGGAGTTCCAATAGCCGAATTAGATGTTATAGAAATTGTAACATATGGAGAATAATAATATCCTTCACCACGATTTACCGCAGTAATAGATACTACCTTTCCGAGAGCATCTGTTATCAGAGAACCATCTGCACCATTACCAATGATCGAAATGACATTAGCAACATTAGCTGTATTTGCATTAATGATTGTTTCACCTGAAGCGAAACGCCATTTTATGTTATTTGCTGTTTGAAGATCTTGAGCGAGTGGTCTAATTTTAAGAAGTAGAGCCTCACTGTTGGCGGTAGTATTCGCTTCAACGATAACAGCATTTGCGACACCATTTTGAATTATTTGATTAACCGCGAAAGCACCACCAGCAAAGGTTGCACCGCCAGTTGAATTTTGAATTGCTATAGAAGATAGAACAACTATAGAGTCGTTGTTCGAAAATCCGCTAGAACCATCACTAATTTTATAATTGAATATTGGATATTCTGGTGTGTATATTGTTAAAGTTTCACCAGCGGCAAATGAATCTGTATTATTGTCAGCACCTGAACTATTATATTTTACGAATAAAGTATTTAAATCTGGTGAGCGCGTTTCAAACCCAGCTTCAGTTTTAACGATGTATGCGCTAACATTAGCAGCATTTTTAACATGAAGATTGTTGTATTCTGATATATTTATCGGTGTCCCATCAGTTTCAGAATCTTTAATTTTGACAAACGGAAGAGATTTATGAAATATTAAATCACATCCTTCTAAAATTGTTCCGCGCTTGAATACGTTATCACCAAATTTTTCTATTTGATTTTGTAAAATGCTTCTAAGTTGATTCAGTTCGCGGGCTTGAATAGCCACTCCAGGCTGAAATAGCACTCCGTAATAATCCTTAGAAGGATCGTAATCATCATAGTATGGCGCAGAATTTAAATTTGTCTGTAGCGTCATTATTCTTCCTTAAAACTCGAGAATGAGTTGGATTGTCTCTGATTTATTCGTATTTCTTGTAACGGCATCAATATTTTCAATGTATAAAATAGTACCACTATCTTTAACAAAGTCTCCTGTATATTTATTTGATAAATTATCTAGTGTTGCTTCACTAATTTCACCAAGTATTGTTCTAACTCCGGCATTATCAAGATTAAATATACCAAACTCATTTGATATATGTAAAATGTCATCATCAGTACCGCCATTGATTTCTGCATGGTGTATTACACCTTCAGGTCTTGCATACGATATTAATGAATTCTGTATGATTTTTTCGTCATTTTCAAATGTGGTTCCACCAGAAGAAAAATCTCCAACGAGTCTGGTTAACTGAACACCAATATTAAAATTTAAAACGGCCTTATCATTTATTTGTATGGAACTACTATCTCCAATAACTGAAGTGGCACTAGATGATAGACCCATTATTTTACTTCCCGGTCTGAATGTTCCAGTTACATTCGATAATGTTATTTGTCCACTACTAATCGATGTAACTATACCAACAGCACCAATATCAACTGCAGATACTTCTGCATTAGACGTAGAGAAAGACACATTAGCGTTTAGGTTTATCTGATAATTCGTTGGAACACTAGACACTGTAGTAATGAGGTTGGTATTACTATTATTTATTAAAACTATATCATTAGGTTCAAAAGAATCGTCATATGAAGGTACATTAGGATTTGCGAGTGATACTAGAAATTGTGCGCTGCTACCAAGTGCGGCTCCAGTTATATTAACAGAAACCACTGGTGCGATATCATATAATGAACCTTGGCTAGAAACTGTGACGGATGTGATAGTCCCAGATCCATTGTTTGCAAATATTGCTGCTGCTCCAGATCCACCAGTACTAGAATTATCAAATACCAATTCATTATTTGTGGTATTGTCATACCCAGTACCACCATTCAAAATATCAATAGTTGATGATATTTTTCCTTGGTTTGTTTTAATAACAATGTTATTACCACTGATTGTTTCAACCGAGCCTAATAATTTCTTCTGTTTAAATTGATAAACTGTTTCATTTATAGAAAAGCTTCCGGTCGTATTAGCCGGTTTTAAAATCAAATCTACGTTCGTGAATTTTGGATTTTTTATAAGACCCACTTGTCTAAAATCGTTATCAATAGAAATTTGTCCACTTTCAGTTCCAGTATACTTTGTACTGATACATACGCGGTTCGCAAACAATTCTTCATATGGGTCTGATCCGTGTCCATTCTGCGGCGATATTATCGGAGTTAATTGTGCAACAAGAAAATCTTCAGCAGATGATACTAGAATAGGAACATCAATTAAAATGGAATCAATAGTAGGAAGATTAGTATTTGGGGTTTGACCTGGTGTTGATGAACCCTGTCTATAACCAGCGCCAACATTCAGCATTTCAACTTCTACTACAGAGTTTGCTACTGGGTCTATTATAATTCTTCCTTCAGCTGCAATCGTTTCATTCCCATCACCCCACACAAACACATATGGATATATTTCGTATGTGTCACCGACCTGAGGAGATACACTAAATGGCGCATCTAGAAAGAATTTCTTTTGTGAAGATATTCCATCATAATCTACAATTTTTCTAAATTGTTCAGCGCCCACACCAGATGTAATTTTAATCATTCCACCCGTATAGAAGTTATCTATTCCAACAGCACTTGATGGTGCACCATATATCGTATTGATACCTGAGACGCTTATGTCACCGACCTGAAAGGCTGCATTGGCTATATAGTTATCGTATCCAGAGCCACCGTTAGTAATCTTAACAGTTTCAATTGTTCCTGGAACTGCGCTTGACATTACTACAGTGTTTGCTGTTACTGGGATATAAGCATTCGTTGAAAACTTATCATAATCAGTCTTTGTAATGGTGTACATATATTTCCACATATACCCATCACCTGTAATTACCGGGTCAAGATCTGAAGGAGAACCGACTCTAGAAGGAGCGACAGTTGAAACCGAATCACCATTATTAGAAAGACACTTATATACGTTATATTCGGTAATGTCGTCGACGACAGTATAGAATTGATCGTTTATCAAATTAGTATTTAAATGACTATATTCAGTGTATGTTGTACCCGTTGTCCAAGTGTATTTTGCCACCATATGAATTACGTCAGTGTCATCTATTCTTTTAGCGAAAATCATATTGTTATAAACATCAATGAGCGACGATTGGACACTATTATCCGGGATAGTAATATTACTATCTCCGCCCGCATAAGGTGTATGCTTACCTACAAACATATAATAATTATCAACGTCAACTTTATTGAACGAATATACAAATTCTTTCGCATTATTAACGTTGAAATTAGAAGTAACAATTTTTTGTGTTACAGCCATTTTAATAATTCCATTTCTTATTTATTTATATTGTATTTGCTTGTAATATTGAAGAGTCACTAAACGTCATTTGAACGTTTGCGACTTCAACTATTCTTACCGAACCAAAGAATTTAGTCCCAGCTACATGCATAACGGTTTTAAACATTGATGAGTATTTTTCAAATGACATCTTTGACAATATTTCATATGAATATTCTTGATAAAAATCGCCGTCGTGGATATACATATCAGATGAAAGAAATCCCTTAGAGCTTCTATAATATCCCTTACCAATACCAATCCCACCAGTAACAATTTTAATAGTTCCGGCTCTAGTGCCATCTTCAGACGTATATTGAACTAATTCTGAATTACTGAAACCAAATCCAGAATCTACAATTTGTAAACCAGAAACTTGTCCATTAGCTGTTACAACATTTGCAGTAACAATTGCATTCAGTCCTATGGGATATACTAGAGAATTATCTTCAGTAACGCTTATTACATTAGCACTAGTACCAGATACATCGCCAATTATGTTTTGACCTTCTATAAATGTATTTTCAAAATTTAATCTTTTAACATTTACTGCGCTATTACTACTAGATTTAACTATACCAGTAGCAGTAGCTGTTATACTTTGAAATTCTACATTAGATACTAAACCATCTAAATATAAATTTGTATATGAGAATAGTGTATAATTATTCGCTAACGTATTGGTAACGTCGCGGACTCTAACGTATGTATTAGCACCATCCGCATATAACAGAGTTATATCAGCATTTGTAGTAGATAATATATTGTGCCCAGATTCTGATATTGCTGTGCCGGTAAGGTCTATTGCTCCACCACCCACAGTAGTAGATAATTTGATGCCACTTGTATTTGAATTTACTACGTAATAATATTCAGCATTAGCAAGACCACTTATTACTGTATTACCAGTGTCAGTATAATACTGAACATTATCTCCATCTTCATATGGTTGTGGAGATAATGTAATAAATTCGGTGGTAGAATTTACCGCTGTATTACCATTAAATGTATTCAATACATATTGATAAACCCTATCACCGATTTGATAACCAGGAATTGTGGTAAATGTGTGTGATTCTCCAGCTGCAACATTTGCAGTTATATTAACATTGGCTCCACCATATGCTGTCGATACAGCAAAACCAGAACTATTTGCATTAACCGCATAATATCTTGTGTTGTCTGTAAGACCTGATATCGCGGTATTTCCGGCTGGAATTCTATAGAGAACCATATTGTTGTTTGCTATAGTATTTAAATATCTTTTGATATTATGTCCATCTTCTGCTGTTGCAGATGCTGTAATGTCGACAGCAACACCATCGAAAGATGATGATAATTTTATGCCCGCAGTGTTAGAGCTTACTACATAATAATATGTATTGTTGGCTAGTCCACCGATAACAGTGTTGCCTGTATCAGTATAATAACGGACGTAATCGCCATCCAAGAATGTGTGATCGGTGATGTTGATGAATTCATCAACATCATTCACTTCAGTATTTGCATTAAATTGTATTGTTGATGCGGACGTGTAGATAAAATCATTAGCATCTACCTCTATAGCACTGTTGAATGTGTTTATTTTTTCTACATATGTTTCAGTGTTTACAAACTTATCAACCTTTAAATTATAGTGTACGAGATTTGCTGAGGATTGATTAATTTTTTCACCGATTAAGAATGTACCAGTTGCGTTTGCTATGCTTATCGTATAATCTTTTCTATCAAATGCCGAAATGTATGGCTGATGAGCGAGTACATATGGATCTACATTATATTCAGAACCAGGATCTATTCCAGTCAATCCACCAATAGAACCTATAGTAAATTGCTGAAATGTTAGACACGAATATATTCTATCTTTAATATTTCCAGATGAGTTCTTTGGAAATCCATATGAATCAACAGAAAGTGGAAGAGACATAAATGCTTGGTTCGCTACAGTTGTTGTAGTATCAGTCACGACTGCAGATATCGCTGTATTTACTGAAGTATTACCGTACAATATTAAATTACTGTTTGCATATTGTGTCGTATTTGCTGTACCACCACTGATTGAAAAACTATTTAAAATGTCTTTTGCTAGAATAGATGTGCCTGTAGAATTAAACACTTTACCAGAAGACTGTATCGATAGATAGTGTCCAGCTTCAGATGTTGCTCCACTTGTAAATTCTGGTGATAATGTATCATTGAGAACAACACCGTGATCGTGTACTAATGACAAGGTTACAGTAGAAGTGTTTGATGATAATACGTAGAATAGATCGTTGTTAGCCATACCAGTAATTGCAGTATTTCCAGTTGCTGTCGAATATTTTACAATATCACCAACAACGAATTTGCTGCTTGGATTAAGCAGAGTGAAAGCACCAGTTGCAGCATTAACACTGGTGTTAGCGTTGAATGCTACTTTATTTTTCTCTTGGTAAACATAACCAAGCAGTGCTATTCCAGTGTTACTGCCGACTGTTAATTCTCTTCTAGAATAATTTGATCTATCTACATTATTTGCAGAAAGCATATCAGTCCCAATGAATATCGTTTCAGTGTCGCCGATGGATGCAATGTTAAATGCTGCCCCACTACCAAAGCTTATAGATGTTGGTACAAATTCTGTATTAGAATTTACTGTTTGAATTTTGGCGTGAGGAGATGCTATATAGTCTCCACCAGCAACAGTAACTTGATATGTATCTAATGTGGCTGAGTACGTGTTAGAATCCGTATAGATTGTCTTACCGTCTTCAAAATAACCACTAATCAATATGACTGAAACGTTACCAGCTAAACCGGATTCATACGCGGTCATAACTTTTGCTTTTGCCGACACGATTCCATTAGTATATTGATATATGTTATTTGCATTAATGATGTTAGCACTTGATGCTGATGCGAAATTAACTACACCAAAATATTTTCGTATTTCATACATCCCAACGGTACTAGATATAGATGTTATGTCTAAAGTAGAATTATTTGATGTTGTAATATTTAATTTTGGACCATATGAATGTGATACGCTGGTTACTACACTCGTTGGTGTAGAAGTTAGTAAAAGTGCTGTAGAATTAATTACAGATAATACTGTTCCCAATTCAGTATTAGAATTTGAATATAGAAATCCACCTTCATAGTCTCTATCAAAATTTGTACTAGAACCAAGAATAAATGTATTAGCTATGTATGATGTTATATTGCCGGTCCCGCTAGTGTAGTAATAATTTTTAGCAGCAGAACTAATTTTTAATGAGCCGGTAACACTTGATACCGTTATAACATTTCCAGATACTGTTGAGATTATGTCTTGAACTACACCAGATCCTAATATTCTCGAATTAATTTTTTGTGTTATAGTATCGCCAAAACTAACTTCACCAATTTGTCCTATGGTCGACAGTGTGTATGTAGTTGGAATTCCCATAACTTTACCAGTTATAGTTCTATTTTCTATGCTGTCAGATACAAAAGATGAAACATTTCCTGATGTGAAATATGTGGCGTTGTTTACAAATGCACCATAAATATGGGACACTGTCATATTCCCAGTGTTTGATGATTGATCTAGATTAATTATTTTTGCAGATGCTGTTGGAGAGCCAGAAGCATATCTCGTTATAGTTGAACCAACAGCAAGATTAGCAGAGGCCGACGAGAAAGCCAAATTGATTAATGACTCGTTAGCACTTTCAAACAATCTGAAAGTTTGTTCAGATGATGGATCTGGATTTATTTCAGATGTCGATATAACCTTTTCTGAAACTATAGAATTGGCATCAATGGTGTAACCCCAACCGCTTTCTTCAAATATGAAATCAATCACCCCTGACGCAGCACGCACCTCAGATACTCTGGCAACGCCGCCGATACCTCTGCCAGAACTAGTAAATGTTACTATGTCACCAACATTAAAATCTCTACTACGATCTTGAATTATAACATTTGACACAGATCCAATTAGTTTTACTCTTTTATCTAAAACGAAAGATGGAGATCCGTTTACGTTAATTCCGATAATTTCGTCCTTCGCGAAGTTGTCAGATGCCTGTGATATGTATAATAGATTAACGTAACCGCGATTTGTTTTTCTTCTTATATATCTTTCAACGAAAGCCGTAGAACCTGATACCGCTCCAATAATTTGTTTACCGACATAATCCACATTATATTTCGAATATGCTATTTCTAGATATCTTGGCTTTTCCCAGATACCGTCAGATGCTTTGATTATGTTTTCTGCTGGATAACTAACGTCGGCGTCTGTACCATAAATTAGCTTGAAGAATAAATCTACAGATCTTTCTGAGCCTTTAGATCTATATAAATCTAATGCATTTTTCACTAATAGAATTTTGTTTGTTGCTGTATCAAATTGAATATTTTTAAGATATTTTTCTTTAAAATAAATGATGAATTCGTCTAAGGTAGAATCTATGTCTCGATAATCTGGCAGACGACGAGCTTCATAAATAGGATTACCATCCTGTTCTAACCATTCGTAATATGCTTTTACAAAGGCAACAAACTGTGGCCCTTCTTCAGCATAAAATGCAGGGAATTGATTTTCAACAAATTGTGAAATATTTTTTTCTGTGTTTTTCATTATTCTCTAATTTGTTCAACTGTTATAGAAATATCTGGTTCTAAAATGTTCAATATAGTATTCTGATTACTACTAATGTCTTTGTTTCTTGGCACCACGTAAACCTTTAAAACACTACCACTCAAATTGGATATATTTAATGTGTCTATATTGAGCTGTCCGCGGTCATAATCTACAATTCCAACGCTTTTAAGTTTTCTATGTGATGCACCAACTGGTACTGATATGTTCAAAGTTCCATCACCATCATCTTCAATTATACAACCAGCCTGACCTTCGTATGTAAACGATGAAGTATAAACCCCATGATTATCAGTAGCTAAATGCTCATCAGACGTCTTCGACATATTAGATAGTAGTGGAATTTTAAAATCTATACTAATATTTTGCGCGACATTTAATTTTGGAAATACATATTTTATAAGACTTATTTCAGTTTCATTGCTGAGAATGCTTGAATCTGAATCATCAATATCATTTATAAATCTTGAATATCTAAGTGTTTTACTAAAATTGTTAAGATTGATTGATGCGAAATTAAGCATAGATGATGTAACAATGGTTCTAATATCGTCTGGATTGAAACCAGTTTTATTGATGTTGTATTTTACATTGGTCCTTACATCGAGATATGTATATTCTGGAGATATAAAAATAGATTCCATAGCAACAGTTGATCTTGAACGAAGAAATTTAGTGTATTCTTCTTTTTTAATTATTGGAAGTCCATCAATATCTTTTAGATCAACTGATACAAACACTTTCCCATATTGAGGAGGATTTGCATCCTCTCCGCCATATGCAACTACAGCATTGACTTCTGGAAAATTTGTTTTTAATAAGTTTTCATAGTCCTCAGCTGTAACCGCTCGTTCTTGTGTTGTAAATGCTCGTGGAGCATTATACTTAATTGATTCTAATGATTCTGCTACAGCGCCACTACTGGCATTTTGTACTGTAGATACTGTTATGTTTGCTTCTCCGTCTATTCTACCAGAAGAAATAAATTTCTGTGCCCCGTTTGGAAGTTCACCATTACATATTCTATATTCAATAATAATAATTGAGTTATTTTTTGGGCGTCTGCCAATTAAACCATCACCGAAAACAATTTCATATGTTTCACCTGATGTTGGTTGAATAAAAAATATCATAGACGTTTCATCAAGATCAAATAGCGATGTAGTTCTGCGATATTCTATTTGATTAGAACCATTATCTTCTATTACTAAAACTTCAACACTGGATATGTCTACTTTTTTATTATTTATTTTATATTTGATAGGATCTACGTAATCTACAATATACGTTTCGTTTAAAAATGAACCTTCGTATATTTCTACATCTTCAATAACGAACGTAGAATTGGAACTTGTAGATACTATATTATTGTCTGTGGAAAATGAGAAACTGTCATCACCAACTCTACTAATAAAGGACGTGCCCTTCGGCATAACTATAGATTTTTTAGTTGGATCTGTAGCATTAATAACAACATTGATTTTAGCAACAGCAGATCTGAAAGATCTTGGCAGATAATTTAATTCTTTCGAATGTGAAATTACACTATCTCTTAGTTTTGCACTGTCGAGAAACATTTCATTCCCGACCATATTTAAATAGAATGTTTGTAAATATGTATTATATGATAAAACATCTAGTAAAACATTCATGTTACTACTATCAAAGTTGTAATCTTTAAATTCATCTTGTGATTTTAAAAACTGTTGTAATGAGCCTTTATATGAATCAAAATCTAATTGACTGAGTACTATTGAACTATTTGCTGTCATTATCTTCTTCTATATAATGTTAAAGTGAGTGCTTGTGGTATTGAATTATTTATTATTTCATAAACAATTGATATTTCGTATGAATTGTGTGTTTCATTAGGAGCAACTATAACTTGCTCTATTTTTATTCTTGGTTCATAGTCGCGAACAGCATCTTCTATGTATATTTTAATTGTGTCTGTAGTAATGTCAGACATGTCTTCAAATAATGCTTTTCTGATATTACAACCAAAGTCTGGTTGAAATAATCTTTCACCCTTATTGGTCAGTATTAAATTGCGAAGAGCTCTTTTGATAGAATTAGCATCAGTGTTTTTTAATAGAAAGCCTGTATCAGGGTGCTTGTTGAAATTTGTGTACAGATCACTATAATTAAAAGTCTTGTTGTCTATTCTTGCAGAAGTTATTTTATCAATTCTTCTAGTGTCTACCATTTAATTCTCTTTTCTTTTATTTATAATTAAATAGTACGACCATTAACAGTAAGTAATCCCACAATTTTTACAACACCTTTTATAGTAACGTTTCCTGAAATGCTAGTATCAGCTTTAACTTTTGCATTATCTGCATTAATTTCAACAATAGAACCTCTAATTTCTGTAGTATTTTTTCCAGACAATATTACTGAACCGTCTGTAGATACTACACCAACGTCTTTATTTGCAACAACACCAATTTCGCCATCACTAGATATCAAATCTATGTTTTTATTGGCATTAATATTTATATTTCCATCATCAGAAACTATTGTCTTATCACCAATAGTTATTTCTATGTTATCAGTTGGGGACTTAGTTACTATTTTACCATCTGGAAATATCTCTATGTATGCCCCAGACTTGTGATATATGTGTAATCTTTCAGCTTTTGGTGTATCGTCTACTTCTATTACATGCCCGCTTTTAGTAGTGATAGTACTATTTAGGGGATATTGAGAAGCATATTCCGTTTTTGGTTCATAATCCAAATAGTCTTTTTTGATAGGACCAGACCCTCTAGCAATCGATGAAGTAGAATGATCTAATTCATCACCCTTTAAAATAAATGGTAGAGTCCCCATAACAAGTGGTTTTGTTTTTTTGTCACCATCTAAATAAAATCCAATTACTCTAGAACCAGGCATCATGCCAACAACAGCATGACCAACACCCAAAAAGGCAGCGCCAGTTGTAGGACCTAAAACAATCGCCCATGGAATATCTTCAGAATCTACACTTTGATCGTAGTCATCTAATATACGCACTTTTACTCGACCTAGTTTTTTAGGGTCATTAACATCATCTACAATACCGATGAACCATCCACCGTCTTCCAATTCATCCATTATGCATTCCTATGAAAATTAACATTCGGCATTGATCCACCTATGCCATCTTTTATTATTTCTAATGCCTGAAAGTATTGTGGATTATCACCAAATGTGAGTACGTGACGAACTTTACATATTAAATAATTCCCGCTCGTCATAATGTCATCAGGAACATATTCATTAGTAGTAAGTCCATTCATTTCAGGTATTCTACATGTTAACACATCTCCGACCGTAATAGTACTATCACCGTATATAGTCATATGTGCAATGACTGATAGAAATTGCGATAAGTAGTATGGAAGAAAATTCATCTTTTCAGATAGTTGATTGTTTTCCTCGTCTGAGGAATATAATCCTAGACTCTTGCCACCTCTGCTTTTAGATTTTTCTTGTTGTCTTTCACTGCTTGCATTTATAGATCCAGGATTAAGAGTTACGAATTCTACTTCATCTGCTTTCTTTTCATAATATTCGAGAGTTCCTTCGATCAAATTTAATCTCTTAGATGATGTGCTATATCCACCAATCAATGATGCGACATTATGGTTACCGCTTTGTATGAGCTTGTAACCGATGATATTTCTCCATTTACTTCCTGCAACATCTGCATTAGCTAATGCGCTATGAATAAAAAACTTATCACCAATTCTTTTTAGACCATCTTCTACTATTTTTTCGAGTGATTTAAAATGAAATCCTTGAGCGTTTTCAAAGAATACATAAGCAGAACCGGGATGTGTTGCTGAAATAGCTACTCGACGAGCAATGTCTATAGCTTTCATCGGTGGTGTGTCTGTGAAAGAGAATGAGTGTAATCCTTTAGTCTTTTCTACATATACGTCTTTCTTAGTTTCCAACACCTTTTCCATCATGGTGGTAACAACCTTCTCACATTCTAATTTTTTTCTAACAAGTGGTACATCTATGGTAGTATGTGATTTTATTACTTCTTCATTTAAACAAGTTAAGACGAATGAAACACTTTTATCATTAGTTGCTCTAAGAACTGGGTTCACTTCTACGATTTTCAATTTGTAGTGAATTGGTGGTCCATCGACATTTGTAGTAAATGAAATGCATAATTCTTCTTCATTCAACATTATATTCGAAAAAATACCAGTTGAATCATTTACGATTATTTCAGCCACAATTGACGGTGAAAGAATGCTCTCATATATGTCACACATTACTACGTATGGTGAAATGTCCAACGGTTTTGTTGGAGTAGAAAGT